TTATTTTCCTCTTTTCCTTTTCTTTTTCAGTTTCTTCAGTTGTTGCTGTTCTTTGATATGCTCAAGGGTTGGGCGCCTATCTTTCCAGATATGTTCGTCAGCCATTCGGTAAGGTTGACCATAGCCAAGATAGGTTTGAAAGTTTGTCATTTCCTTTTTCCTCGTTTCTTTCTAAGTTTATTGGCTAACCGCCGTTGTTCCTGGTCATCAGTAACAAAATGGCGATTTTTTTCTTTTGATGTATGTACATTCTTCATTTTCCAGTTGCCCAGGCTCGTAGCTGGGTGCGTATTGTATTTACTCATTTCTCCACTCCCAAAAATATCAAAATATCACTAACCCTATAGAAGATTTTTCTAGTATCTTCCAAAGGTGGCTGGTAACGTCTTAGCCCATTATCTTCCCAGCGTTTTAAGGTCTTGGCCTTTATGCCTAGTTCATCTTTGACTTGCTGGGCTGTAATTAGCCCTGTCACTCTCGTTGTAGCTTTCTCACGCGCTTCCAGGTAGTTCTCTATCAACTCCAGAATGCCCGTTTTTAAGTCTATTTCACTCTGTGCGGTTAGTTCAAGCCTCATCTCTAAACTTCCTCCAGTCTTGCAAGTCTGCTGTTAGTAGCGCGTGAATACGCTTATGCTCTTGGTCGTATTGTCTTTGGAGTGGTAGCACTCCAGCAAGTCGTTCTACTTCATTCTGGGGGATATAGTAACCCCCTTGCTTGTTGTCTCGTCCACCACAAACGGGAATGCCATAGCCAACAATAAGCTGGCGGATATGTTCCCGAATGGTTCGAACGTCCAAGCCTGTCAGTCGTTCCATGTCCGCCACTGTGATTGGTAAGTCCATTCCAAGCGGTAGGAGTTTGAAAACTTTGTTTAGATGTTCTGGTAATTTGTTTTCTGTCATGCCTGTTCCTCCAGCATATTCGTCCAGTCAATGATCCATTGTTTTCTTTCTTCTTGGGATAGTGTCAAAAAACGTTCTTCTTCCTCTTTAGGTATCTTGTTTTCGATGATGCCAATGATAAACCCATAGAGTGCTGGGCGTTGCTCCTTGATTTCCTCAACTATCTGGTCTAGTTTCCTCATGTCCGCCTCCTAATTGTAATATCTGCCCTGTGATTGTATATAAGCCCCGTAGTTCGCATTTGTCAGCCGTCTAGTATGTTTACCCTCTGGCTTGGTTTTAGGCTTGCTATGGAGCTGATACGTGCCTAGATGTAGCCATAGAAAGATATTCAGCGGTGTTAGTATTGCGATAAGCACTAACGCTGTTTCTATTGTCATTTCTTGCATTTTTTCATCTCCTTTTTCATTTGCTCAATATCTTGTAAGGCTAGTTTCAAGTACCACATAGGATTACCTACTTCAATCTTGTCTTCATATCCAGCTTTCAAGAGTGCTACCCTTGCGCTCTCGACTCGGTGAGTTATACCGTTCAAACTGTGTTCAATCGGTGTTAAATCGCCATATGGAACTCGTGCCACGTCCTCATGAAAGTGGGTCAGCATGATGTCGGTTAGATAGTGCAATGTCCACCCTGTTTCATGGTCCAGTTGGTACACTTTGCTGATGACTGCCTTCAGCTCTTCCGATATTGCATTCTTTACGGGTGCGTATTCTTGGTTAGACATTTCAAAATGGATTATCGTTTCTCTGTTATTGTCTTTCATCTAGTTCTTACCTCTTTTTTTGCTCAAGATTGCTCAGGATTATGGTATAATATAGCCATAAAAATATTTCTAAAACCCTTATAGCTTGCCTGCTGAATTGTGTTTTAGTTATTTTCCTTAAAGGCTTGGAAGTTGGTTGCTCTCAAAGCCTTTTTTGTTACTCTCACGCGCCTTGTGGTGCGTTTTCTTTTGGTCTGAATACCATGTTTTTAATATCTTGGTAAGTCATGTCTAGGTTAATCATAGCAATAGCCATATCCTCTAACGCCTGATATCTGATAAGCTCTTGGCTGGTTAGGCTATCAATGCCATTAGATCCGCCACGGTGTGCCATTAGCTGGCGTTTGTTCAATCCGCTAGCACCTTTCAGTAGCAAGTTTGTAACAGTGCTGTGCGCGTGTTTTGGGGCTTCCTGCCATGTTTCAATAGCTTCATGCAATGCCTTGCGCTTGGGCTTCTCCAGTGCCCTCTGATAGCGAAACTCTGCCACCTCGTCACGCATTTCAAAGAATGCTTTGACTAGGTTTGTTTTGAACGTTCTTACTAACTCAGTATTTTTCAGATAAGTAATTAACAAAGTAGCTTGTTGTTCATTCAGAATGTAGTCCCGTACCTTCTGCCCTGATGTTGAAGGTGCATTTTTAAAAAGCACCTTGCCAAACTGTTCAAAATCTTTTCTGTGCTTGTTAAGTAAGTTTTTAATATGCCTGTGGTTGACCTCTGCGCATTCTGCTACAATACTGCTCAATGTATACGGCTCTTTCCGTCCGTCCATGTAAACTAGTTCCATGATTGCTCCTTTCTAACTGTAAAATAGTTCATCAATGGTTATATCTGGCTTAACCTCTGCGACAATGGTCTTGATTGCTTTCTTTTCCTTGTCATTGAATGGCGTTTTGCCTGTTTCTTTATTGTTGTATGACTGTAAAGAAATATCTAGCTTGACCGCCATAGCTTGCTGGGTTAGTCCTAACATGACCCGATAGCCTTTGAGTTTACTCATGTCATTCTCCTTTCTTTGAAAAATCCCCCTCCATAGATTGAAAGTGTGAAAGGTCGTGGAGGGGGTGAAGTATCCGTTTCGGATAACTTTGAAAACGATTATATATCCATTTTGGATACTTGTAAAGCATTTTTTTAAAAATTTTGTATCATTTCTTGATACTTTTTGCATTTTTGGTTATAATCAACCTTGAAAGGTCGTGAAATGTATGAATAGGTTGAAAGAATTACGCAAAGAAAAAAAGCTAACTCAGGAAGAATTAGCTAGTGAAATTGGTGTATCAAAAATAACTATTCTCCGTTGGGAGAACGGTGAAAGACAAATCAAACCAGACAAAGCCCAGGCACTCGCTGACCATTTTGGTGTGAGTGTTGGGTATTTGTTGGGATATGAAACAAATCCTAAAAAATATGACGACGAACTTGTTCTCACAAATCCTCGAACTAGCAGAATATTTACTCACTCATACAAACAGGAAAAAGAAAAGGTAAAAGATGCGTTCGATAACTTCGTATTAGAAAATTCACTTTTACTAACTGACGAACAAATTCAAGCATTTTCTTCCATGATTGCTGACTTACATACAGGAGCAGACTATAAATATTTTGGTCAATCAATACAAACAGATGGACTATTTGAGCCTGTCGCTGACCTTGACAGCGTGCTAGAACAAATGAAAAAAGATGGCTACAACTCCATTTTTTCCGATAGTTAACCCACCATGCTATTCCACGCGCCTAGGGGCTTTCTAGCGGACTGTGTGGAGTGAAAAAAAGTCAGTTTTTGTCAGTAGATGAAAAAAACTCAACAAAACTCAATTGCTAAAAATGTTAGCTTTTGTTAATAGCTGAAAAAAGTCAAGTTTTAACAAGTTAGATATTTTTGCAACCTTAGCAAACCATAGCTTCTATATCTGCTGTATGTTAGCATTTGTTAGCATTCTGCGCGTGCTTTCCTCGTGCTTCAGCAAGTCCGCTGACCTTGTATAAACCTTGTCACTTTTATAGGAGTAATACTCATGGATATTTTTAGTGAAGAATTTAAAAATGAACTTCGATTCATTGTGAAAGATACCGTTTCTGATATAGTCACAAAAGCCATAAAAAATGGATCATTTAATTCTACCTTTACGATTGACGTTGCTAATGACGCTTTTTTATCTCAAAAGTTTTGCATGTCAAAAAGTTCTGTTGGGGCTATTAGAAGAGAGATGAGAGATTTCCCTAGCTATGCTAAGTTTCTTAGAAATGGCGGATCTCTTGTAACTGTCAAAGGTTTTGATGAATATCTGCAATATCGCGGTAGCTGGGAATGGAAGAAAGAAAAAGCTAAATTAAGAACGAAAAAAAGGATTCGTTAAGATCCTAAAAATTGTAAAGGAAAAAATATGAACGATTTACAACATTATGATGAATTAACTTTTGAAAATATCAAACGCATAGATGAAAACGGTGTAGAGTTTTGGTACGCTCGTGAACTACAAACCGTTTTAGAATACACTGAATGGCGTAACTTTAACCAAGTTATTGACAAAGCTAAATTAGCTTGTGAAAACTCTGGAAAGCGCGTGGTTGCCAATTTTGTTGACGTCAACAAAACTGTACAGCTTAATTTTGGAGCGCGTGAAATAGCAGATATAAAACTCTCTCGTTATGCCTGCTATTTGATTGTCCAAAATGGTGATCCTAGAAAAGAAGTCATTGCTTTGGGCCAATCATATTTTGCTATTAAAACCCGTCAGCAAGAGCTAGCTGATAATTTCAACAAACTCGATGAAGAGCACAAACGTTTAGCAATTCGCCAAGAGATGAAGGAACACAATAAATCATTAGCTGAAGCTGCTAAAATGTCGGGTGTCACTAACTACGGAAAGTTTCAGAATTTTGGATATAAAGGTCTCTATGGTGGAATGTCTATGCAAGATATTCATGATAGAAAAGAACTAGAAAAGGGACAAAGTATTCTTGATTATATGGGTAGCGCTGAATTGGCTGCAAACTTATTCCGCGCTACTCAAACTGATGAAGTGTTAAGAAATCGGCAGATACACGACGAAAATCTAGCTAACGATACACACTTTAACGTAGGTAGAACAATCAGAAAAACTATGCAGGAACTAGGTACAACTATGCCAGAAAATCTCCCTACACCTCAAGAAAGTATCCAAGATTTAAAAAGGAAGCATAAACAACTAGATAAACAACCGGATGAAAATCAACTTTCACTTTTTGATGATATGTGATAACCACCATATAAAGCCCATATTCGCACTCTACTCTTGATTGGCATATTTACCCTACCCACCAAAAATAAACGAAAATAGGGCTATTCTCGTAGCTCTACGCATGATAAAACCTTTATAGCTTGCCTGCTGATGGAAAGGATATATCATGAAAATAACTGAAGTAAAAAAGAAAAACGGTGCTACTGTGTACCGCGCTAGTGTATATCTGGGAGTTGACCAGATAACGGGTAAGAAAGTAAAGACCAAAGTAACGGGTAGGACACATAAGGAGGTTAAGCAGAAAGCCCAACAAGAAAAAATAGCCTTCCAACAAGACGGATTCACCAGGTTTCAAGCCACGTCAATAGCAAGTTATCAGGAATTGGCTGAATTATGGTGGGAAAGTTACAAGTACACTGTTAAACCAAACACGCAAGACAATATCAAGAGACTGCTAGATAACCATGTTTTGCCACTCTTTGGGGGCTATAAGCTCGATAAGTTAACCGCCCCACTCATTCAAAGCATAGTTAACAAACTGGCTGACAAGACCAACAAGGGGGAGCTTGGGGCTTATCTGCATTATGATAAGATCCACGCGCTTAATAAGCGAATATTACAGTATGGTGTGACCATGCAAGCAATATCTTCTAACCCTGCGCGTGATGTCGTCCTACCTCGTAACACTCAAAAAGCTAAAAGAAAAAAGGTCAAGCATTTTGAAAATCAAGACCTAAAAAAATTTCTCGACTACCTGGGAGGGCTTAACCTAACCAAGTACAGAAATCTGTACGAAGTCACCCTATACAAGTTCTTGCTGGCCACTGGTTGCCGTATCAATGAAGCCCTAGCGCTTAGTTGGTCTGATATTGACTTGGAGAATGCAACTATTAGCATTACCAAGACACTAAACCATCTAGGCCAAATCAATAGCCCAAAATCAAAAGCAAGCTATCGTGATATAGATATAGACCAGGCAACCATTGCCATAATGAAAGCCTACCAGCTTAGACAAATTCAAGAGGCTTGGAAGTTAGGACGAACTGAAACGGTTGTATTTTCGGACTTTATCCATGACTACCCCAATAATAAAACTCTAGCTACACGGCTGAGAACTCACTTCAAGCGTGCTGGAGTATCTAACATTGGTTTTCACGGTTTCCGTCATACACACGCTAGCTTACTGCTTAACTCTGGAATACCTTACAAGGAATTGCAACACCGTCTAGGTCATTCCACTCTATCCATGACCATGGATATTTATAGCCATCTCTCAAAAGAGAACGCAAAAAAAGCCGTCTCGTTTTACGAAACAGCACTAAAAGCACTCTAGGGGGAGCAAAAAGGGGAGCAAACCCAGAAATCAACGTTTTAAGACAAAGCAAAAAGCCCACTGTTGTAGGCTTTCTGTAAGATATTTCTTAAAATTAGAGCATTTTGTTATCTTGCTATGCTTAGATATAGAGAAATAGGCGCAAGTCTCCTCAATATCTAGCCTGATTTCTTCAAAATGTCTTACACTTGGAAAAGAACAGGAAACATAAGGGGTAACAAAAAAGGGACTTAAAATGATGAGTTCAGTAAGCAAGTAAATTGCACCTGTTAAGGGTGCTTTTTATTTAATTGCTTTGCTTTTTCGTAGTAAGGCGTTAGAAAATTGATAAAGCCCTGTTTATCACTTGGATCATGTTCCTCTAGGAACATCATCAATTCAACATCATTGAGAGCGTCAAACATTTCAGGATTTTCATTATCCCAAGCCTCCGCAAACTCCTCATCTTCTCCAAAAAGAGCATTAAACTTAAAGGAAAAATCCCAAAAATTATCAATCTGACCACTGACTGCTTGATTGAGCATGTCTAATACTTGCTGACTGTATTTCATAATGCTAAACCTCTTTTTCTAAGTTCAGCTATTACTAATTCTTCCTCCTTAGGAGAAACCCAGGTAAACCGTAGTCTAGCCAGTTCTACATTTGTCATCTTAGAGGGGGCAAGTTTTTCTGACTTCTTCAAATTCAAAGCATCTATTTGAGCCATTGCCTCTGATAATTCCATAAATCCACCCATTCAATTCAACACACTAAAAAAGACAAAAAGCTTCCTAGTACACTTAATAATCTTAAGGGAAATAAATTACTATTGTTTTTTCTTCTAACTCTTTATACATCTCATTCTTAGCCAAATAATACGCTCTATTTGCAACTATATCAGCCATACGTATATGAGATTTTTTAGATGAATTGCAATACTCAACAGTCAAAGCTGTTAACGTATCAAACAAAGGAGGATAAAAGGTATTCCATTCCTGGTTAAATGTACCATACTTAAATTCATTTAACAAAGCCTCTCTTAACTCATATTTACCGTTTGTTGCAGTGCTGTGCTCATCTGTATAAATGCTGATGGTATCTACCTCAGTAACATCTATTTTCCCCTCAGCTATCAGTCTTTGAAATACTCTCTTTAGCCCAACTTTATAAACATAGTCTAAATAACGCTGCTTACTTCTTTTTTCATTAAAAATTCTATCAAGTACCCTATCAATACTAACTACTATAGAAAATTTAATTTCTTCATTTAGTGACCTAAAAAGACCTGCTTTATGCTTATTGTCTAGTCTACTTGCCTTTAACTCACCTTTTTTATATTTAGTAAATTGTTTTCTTAGTGCAGTTTCAGCGGCGATATACTTTCTCCCTGAGTTTTCTCTATCGTCAGAGTTTAGGTAAATCCCCCCGCCATATACATACGTTGTTTCATGATTTTTGTCGAATACCCCCGACTCATCAGTATAGACATATATTTCCAATTTCAACTCCATATATAATAAAATAAGGTCGCTTAATTAAATTAAGCGACCCCCTTGCGACTGACGAAGAATACACTTCGCTTAAACGTTAATTCAGTTACACAAGTATACAGCGTATAACTACCTGTAATCATATTTTATACTATGCACGCGCTTTTTTCAAGAAAAAACACCAACAAATTTAAATTTTTTTCAGTCATCACTCATAGCTCTAGCAATACTCTCTATACCAGCTTTCTTTATATTGTAAATAGTGGTTTTAGACCTGTTCACTCTCTTCTCTATATCCCATATTTCTAAGCGGTTAACGTAAGCCATTCTCAAAACAGCCCTTTCTAGTGGATTGCTTGCTTTATCTATCAGTCTTGAACTCTCTAAACGCTCTGAAATAATTTCAGCCAGCCTTTCCTCTATATCTTGCTTTAGCTTAATAGCATAAACTACTTCATTTTCAGCATTGTTTACCCTACTAGTCTGTACCTTTGTTTGTGTAAGTGATGACTTCTTAAAAAGCCCCTGCTCAAGGTACTGTAATTCAAGCTGTAGCCCCCTCATTTCTTCATCTAACCACTTAATTCCCTCTAGCTTAATTCTAACTTCATCAACATTCATTCATAGTGCCTCCTTGTTAGTTATGTTCAAAAATGAACTTTACTCATAATATTCAACATACTCAGGTTCTCCGAAAAGACTGCCAGGCAAACCGAAAACCTCTACTAGACACTGTACAGCTAGAATATCTATCATTAGCTCCCCTGTTTCTGTAGTGTGGTAGTATTTCTCAGGTAATGAGCCTAAATATACCCCGTTATTATAAATTGACAGCCCGCCTCCTCTACTGCGTAAAACACCCGTATAACGATTATATAAACCATGTTTCATAGCGTTATTATTACCATACTTCGGCTTTCTGTTACCTCGATTACCTCTAGCTACTTGATTACCATGTAAAAAACGTCCTCCATTATCTCTCTCCATGCAGCACCCTTTCACCGTGTTCGTTTCGTAAATTATACTTCATTGGAACGCTCCAAACGTTCCGTAAACCGTTCTAAAAAAGCGTACCAGCATTTTATCACTGATACACTTTTGATTGATTTATCAACTCTCAGAAAGCCCTAGAGCTGTATCAAAGTGATTAGAATATTCTTCCAAGGCTGTGGCCATTTCATCACCAGCTAAAACCAACGTGAAAGCCAGGTCGCTTGCTGATCCGTTGCTGTCAATAATTGGGGTATTGTGATAATCCTTAGCATACTGTTTGAAAATCCGTAGTAAGTTGGCCAGTCTATCTTCTTTCATGATATAGCCAGGTAAAGTGATATTGTTAGCCTCTCCGATTTCATGTAATTTCTTAATGGCCAGTGGGTTACGCTTGAACTTCTCTAGGTAACCTAATAATTCTTGCTCTGATACCTTCATAGTACCTAGCAAGCTCAACTCTGCTACATTATCAGCTGTAACAGTCTCATATTCTGATTTGATTGCCTCTAACTCTGTTTTTTCAATCGCCTCCAGTTTCCCCAGAATACTTGAGTGCTCAGTATTAGAAAAGTTCTCTGCCTCTTTTTTGAAATTCTCTAGGCGTAACTCAGCCTCAGATTGATACATTTGTTGATTACGGACTTTCTCGAACAGGTCTTTTTTCATAGCTCCGTAAGCCTCGATTTGCTGTTGTTTACGAGTGCCTAGACTGTCAATTTGTGCTTTGATTTGTTGTAGTGTCATGGTTATATACCTCTTTCTTATTGTTTCTCTGACTAAAACAAAAAGAGACATGACAAAGAGTGATAAAACCCTTATATCATGCCTCTAGTTGTCTAGTCAGCAGCTAAATTCTTTCTTTTTGCCTCGTTTCCTTTTGGATCGGTACTCCATCTTGTGTAGTAATGATTAAACTACCAAACTCTGGTAACTTGGCTGACTTTATTATACCATTTTTTGAGAATAATACAAAGCCTCTATCAAGCAAATCTTTAAGCTGTTCTGTCTTTTGGATCATACTAAACCTCCTCTGCAGTCTGTTCAAAGTAGTCAGCAAAACCTAGACAAATACGTTCCAGGGCTGCGCCCAATGCAATTCTACCTTGGTAATCTACTGTGATTGTCCCATCTCCACTAATAACCGTTTCTGCTACTGGACTTCCTCCAATTCCAATAAAATAACCGTGAATAGCAATACTTGCCACCTCAGCTATTTTGTTTGCCTTTGCGTGTTCAGTATTTTCAAACTTATAACTGAAACAGTGCTGTTCTTTGTAATTTGTCATATTGATTACTCCTTTACTTGAAATATATGAACTTATTGTAATCTCAGTAGTTCTAAAGCGTTGATACAGCTGAAATTCTCAGCTATTCAACGTTTTTTACTACCCTTTTTAGTGTACTTTCGCTCAATTTTGAGCGATTTTAGCCTTTAAGCTATTGATTGAGTAACGCTTATCCTTGATTGTAAATGATTTGAAAGAATTACCTTCTAGTCCCTGTAGGATACGGCTATAATTCCGCTCGTTGTAAACTGTTTTTAGTTCTGCGGCGTTTAGATTTGTATTAATGATCGTATTCTCACGGCTATTCAGCACATCAAATAATAAATCTTGCTCCCAGTCACTTTTAGGGCTTACTACTGCATTCTTAGCCCCTAAATCATCTAAGATAAGAAAATCAACATTTTTCAGCTGATCCACTAACTCAAATTCTGTCAAGCTTGCACCTTTGCCATAATTCCCCCCTCTTTAATCTGTTTAATTTTTTCAGTTAGGTTTACAAAGAGCACGCTCTTAGGATCTCCCTTAGATCTATATCCCTCGTTCAAAGCCTTAGCTATTGCAATACTTAGATGGCTTTTTCCAATACCTGGAGAGCCTGTTATAAGCGTATTTCCAGTCATACCGTCAAGGTATTTATCTACCTGTCCTTGAGCAAAAACTAGTAGCTTGTTTTCCTCGGTTGTTTCAGCAATAAAATTATCAAAGGTCGCATCATTTAACTTTTCAGGAATTGTACTGTCTCGCATAAACACATTATAGGTTTTCTGATAAATACCTGCGTTCAAGTGTTTTTCTACCTCTTCTTGCTCTTGCTTTTCATTTTGCTCTTTTATACATTCTGGACAAAATGGAGAGGGTTTCCGTGGTTTCTCCTCGCCTGCAATTTTGACAACTCTGTCAAGCTGTATCAGATTGGTTTTGTGAATGGGACAAAGTTCATCTAATGTCTTTATTCCTGCGATAATTTCTGATTGTGTCAGCATATAGTCACTCCTTTCTAAAATGGGTTTTCTTGTGTTGGTTTCCAGTCTTCAAAGTTAGTAGGCTCTGATTGATTGTTGGACTGTTTTTGTTGTTGTCGTTTTTCCTCGTGCTGCTTAACTTGCTCTACAGTTCTCAGCCCCTGTCCTTGCCAATTTGCAAGAATTGTCCTAGTATATCTGATTGACTTACCTGCGTTCAAGATCGTTACTTCAAGAGCGTACAATAGCAATGATTGGCCATGAATTTTTAACAAGTCCTCTACCTCTGCTATCATTGTCCCATTAACCGCCATTTCACCAAAAGCTGACTTTAGTTTTTCAAAGATCAGATTTTTACCTTTGTCGTCCTCGTCTTTCTGACTTGACCTAGATTGACTTAGATTATATTGACTTGACTTATATTGACTTATATTCTGCTGTCCCTTGTCTGCCTTTTGGTTGTCCCTTGGTTGTCCCATATTCTCAGGAGGCTTTTTAGGCCTGTCCACACGTTGTCTTGGCTCTGTGAGTTCAATTCCTGGGACAACCTCCTTTAGTAAATCCATATAGACGGAATTAACCTTTCTATCGGCACGTACTTTATTCTGTTCATGAAAATCAGTAATGAAATATACCATCTCTTCATTAAGTGGTCTGATAAAGTCCTTGACTATCAAAAGGCCCAAGCTATCTTCACTAACCCCTATCATTCTGACTACAGGAAAAGCCTCTACCACCCCATCATCATCTGAGTTCTGGATCAAGTGAAAATATAGAGCCTGTGCCTCTAGTGGAAGGCGTAAAAAGCGCTGAGTTTGGGTTACTGTCTTGCTTATCATTCTTCTATTTCCCATTATTTCCCCCTGTGCATTCCTACAATGATGTCATAATAGGGATGACCTGCTGGAATAACATAAGTTGCTGGATCAAACTCTACCCACTCTTCTTTACCATCAACAACTACTTTACGTAAGTTAGTGATTTTAGGTTTCCATTCCTTTTTCTCTCTAGCCATTCTTTACCCCCCTATTCAACTGCCAAAAAATTGTATATATCACTTTTGCGATAATATATTTTCTTGCTATTCTCAAATGGTGATTGATAAGGCCTAAGCCCATGCTTTTCCCAATTATTGAGAGTTGTTCCGCTAATTCCTAGTTTATCTAGTAAATCAGCTCTAGCAATTAAATCCCAGCCGTCATTATGTTGCTTTTCAAGTTCTAACCTTTTATCTAAGTGACTGCCCACTTTCTCTAGTAGTTCAAGCTCTGCCTCTCGTGATAATAGCTGCATATTATACCTCTCCTCTTATGGTGTTTGCCTTATTGTCGTTTCTAATTCGTTCATCTGTTCATAGCCTCCACAAACTCCGATTTTACTTGTGTAATCTTTTCGTGATAGCTAATTTTAGAGTCTGTCTGCTTAGCATTGAAATAGATCTCTTTTAGATTGAGTGTAGCTCCTAGATACTGCTCCTCTGTGAAAGTAATATAAGCTTGTTGCTCCTCTTCGGTTTCAAAGAATGTTTTAGCCTGTCTTTTGAAAAAAGCTTGTCTCATAGCGTCAAATTCAAAGATACCAGGATTAAAAAACATTCCTGTCGTTCTTTTAGAAAGTACTTTTTCCTTTTGGGCGTCATTCAGTTCTGGGAGTTCTATCCATAGCAAACGCTGTAAGTCTTCTTTGAGCGCTCCTAATTGTCCTGATAAAAGCCATATCCTAGAAAAATCGTTGTTTTCATCTGCTAGGTGCAACTCTCTGCTAATTCTATCTAGACTTTTAGTAATGATGTCGTAAGTTGTTTCAGTCATGATGTTTTTCCTCGATATTTTATTTTATCTGTGTAGTGACCCTTGCGGGCTTTCTCCGTGAGTTCAAAAAGATGTTTGAATGTTTTCCTGTAGCCTTTTTATCCAAAGCCTAGACTATTCCCAACGGTTACCCGCTCCAGACTTATCAAGCAAGCCTGCGCCAAAATAATAGCCTTGCTGTGTGTAATTTTCTTAGGGTGGTTTAGGGTGCCCTGGGTCCATTGCAACCTAATGCCGATACCAGCACCTAATACTTTTCTACTCCAGTTTTAAGGGTTAGCGCCCTCCGTATGAACACATATCACTATTTTTGTGATATAATTAAATAAATACCTAACTAAATCCCATACTTGCTTTTTGTGGTTTTAGTTATTTGAGTGAAAAGCCTTGTGAGTTTGCCGACTGCTAAGGCTTTTTTGTTGTCTAGATTTCTTTAAGTGAAAGGTAGTAAGAAATCTTATAAATCTTCTACTAGCCAGCTCATAACTGCCTGATAGATACGCTTTGGAGCGTCGTAGTCGCCTCGCTCAATCTTACTGAGCGTCGTTCTAGAAAGTTTAAGAGTTTCCGCAGTCTTGCTTTTTGTCAAATCCAGCTTGCCACGTTTTGCCCTGACTTTTTCCGCTATGTCTTTTGTAATTAGCATAAAGCTCCTCCTTTTATATTTTCACTATCAATTTGATAGTAATTATAGTTTACATTATCAGTTTGAGCGTGTCAAGGGTTTTTATTATCATTTTGATAATTTTTTTGTTTATTATTGTCATTTTGTGCTATAATCATTTTTGAAAGGTAGTTAGAGCATGGAAAACAGACTAAAGCAACTTCGAAAACAAAATGGAATATCGCTAAAAAAATTAAGTCAAAAACTTAATGACCTTTATGGAGTCACAATAAGCGACAGTCAATTATCTTACTACGAAAATGGCAAGCGCTCTCCTAGAGACGAGAGCATTTGGAAATATATTGCCACTTTTTTTGATGTTCCAGTTGGTTACCTTTTAGGTTATCAAGATGACATTGACCTCATTATGAATGGAACAAATGAGGAGCAAAAAGTATTTGATTCAAGAAGTTCACCATATTTACAAAAAAACCTAAATTTCTTGAAAGACATTGAAGAAGTTAAGAAAATAAAAACTGATACACTAGTGGCTATTGAATTTGTAGAAAATATTTTTAGCAGACTATCCCAGTATGGACGAGTTAAACCAGGTTCATATGCCTCTGAAATAAACCATATCTCACTTGCTTTGCTTGATTTCTTGAGTGATTTAGAGCGAGTTGAAGACTCTTTGCAAGAATAA